CCTGCCTCAATAGGGTGAACCTCAAGCGGGTTTGCGCTTCCGTGAGCTTGTGGGTCATAGCCGCTGCTAACATCCACATGCATGATGTTCAACCCATCTTCTACGAGTTCCGCAATAACTTGTCTGTGTGCAAGGTTGAACAAATCCACGACCGATTCACTACTAAGTTCATTGGAATAGTCAAGCATTCGGACAGTGTTTCCAGAAAACACAGTCGGACAGGGGTAATAGATGTTGGCACCACCATTCCCTGATATGTAATCTAGGTAGAACTCACCTCCAGAAATATGAGTGATTACTACAGTATGTTTTTTTGTGCTTTGAAGCCCAGATATGCGAAGCAAATCAGGGCCATACGTCATGCCGCTGTTTGATGCAGTCCATGCTGTATTAGTAAAGGTGCCGTAATCTCGACCATCAATCTCAACTCGAAACACAGCAGGGGTCGAATCTAATAATGAATCTACGTCACGGGCCGCGCCTGATGTACTTTTAATCTAATTTGCCGAAATTGTGGACATGCTGAAAACTCCTTGATTAACTAACCATATTTAACCAATCAACCAACAGTCTTTAACTAATCGAAACAAAACTTGCGCGGTGTTTTACGCCCATAGTTTGTGTAGATGCAATGTCCATTATCCGAATGGTTGCATATGGGGATATTGGAAACGATGCATACGGCAATATAATATCCCCACTACCGCCACTTACAGTTGGCCTAGAAATTAGCACCAATTCGACACCCATACCAAAACTTACGATAAATGGTATGACTGGGTTGTCACCAAGGTCTAGAGATTTATCGACGAGGGTGGTTGCACTATTAACACCAACATACCATGCAGTAATCGCATCGGCAGCATCGGCAATATACTCATTAAATTGTTGCGTCCCGGATGGGTGCAACAATGAATCCACTAGCAGCTTATAGACAGATGATGGTAGTGCGGATTTAAGAACGTATGAATAGTCCTGATAATAATATCCATCCTGTAATTTTTTAGATGAAGACAAGAAATCGGTATCATCATAAAAATTGAACAAGGAAACCATTGCACCAATGAATAACTTAACGTTCGCACCAAGGCCACTAGAAGCCCCGGCAATGCCTATAAAAGTTGGTGGGGTGCTTACATAGCCAAACCCCCCATCGGTGATAGAAACCTTTGTTATAGCCCCTGTAGCAGATACTTCCGAAATGGTTGCGATAAGGTCTTGTCCATCGCCGCCGACACATAGTAGTTGTTCACCAACCGCATAGCCACTACCACCGGCAATAATTTGTGATGCGTTAATTTGCCCAACAGTTCTCGCATAGACTACATTATTCCCATCTACCGGCTCCGTGAAGACAACCTCATCAACAATGAATACCCCGAATGGGCTATCGACGGTCAATACATAGTGGTCTTGGTACTGCACAATAGATTGAACAACACAAGTTGCGCCAGAATCTTGTCCAATTAACTTGCGACCTTTGATGCCGATGATTGCCGGGTCTGGGGTGTAGATTTTTAGTGCATGCTGCCCCAACCAACTTGCAGATGATGTTCTGAATAAGTCTAGCTTTGGGTATGCAATTTCCAAAGATTTTCCATAGACTGCTCGGAATAAAAATTTGAAAGAATCTTCTGAACCCTTGGACTGATAAAACTGTCTTGCATACTTCGCAATCAGCTTCTTGTCAATCAAGGCATCTTGTGGGATGTTCGGGATTACCCGCTTTGTGAAGAACTTTAGAAAACCGGAATCGGCGGTGTCAATGTAGAAGTTTTCGTAAGTATTCTGGATAGAGTCCATTACACCATTTGGAGATTCCATCCAAAGGTAATACTGCTTTAGTAGGGCGACGAGTTCCGTTTCGGATTCAATGAAGTGACCCGGTAACTGCTTATCTACTACTGCCGAAACTTTTACTTTAGTTACCACGGTCAGACCTTATTGGCGGTTATTGTAATCTTATCAATCACAACAATATTTTTCTGTGCTACGTTAATATCCAGACTTTCGGGGGATGCCTCAAATTTCATATAGACAATCCCATTCGATTCTTTTAGGCTAGTATCAACCGCGACCAAATACGTTCTGGTGATATTTACTTTACCGGTGGCATAATCAATAGTCCCGGCATACTTATTGATGATGTTCTTAGAGCCACTAGAGTATTCAGAAATTTGTACATTCCCGAGGCCATCGTCGGTGAAGTAACACTCTGTAAAAGAATTGAATGTGAACTTAGAAGACTTCAGGGTACTGACTTTTACAGCATTCTTGAATTCTACCGAAATATCAGAGTAGTTACCTACAATAGGGAAGATAAACTTAGAAAGAATCATCGAGGCATTCACTGTGTTAATAGATGAATCCGCACCAAGCATTACGTTCGCAATTCTAGAATAGCGAATGTCTGCGTCAAATTTCCCAAGTTCCGTTGTAGCATAATTTGTGATAGCAGATTTAACCAACCCAGCAATACCTGCTTGATCTAGTAGTGTAGAAGATTGCTTATACTCAACCGAACCAACAATATCTGCAAACAAATATTCTGGGTCAACTACTTTTGGCAACACGGTCACCACATTGTACTTCGACAATTCCGTTTCAATTTTTAACTTATCGGCAGTTGTTAAGTAGTAGCCGTTGTGTGGCTTGATTGCAATGAATACCCTACCGTAAACTGGTGGGTCGTTGTTTTCTCCACCCCAAACAATCACGTCAGAAACACTTGGGAATAACTTGATAATAGTGACGCGATAGTCTTCTTCAGTGACACATCGACCTTGACTTTCAAACCACTTCGGCGCATTGAACTTGATACTCTCGATTGTTTCCTCATTAGCCCCACCAGAGGCCGCAGAAACGGTTTGTGTGGTCGCAGACATACCAGCATAGCTACCACTAAAAGAAAACGACCCAATGCCGTTTGCAATGTCACCGGAGGTCTTTAGGTACTTGATGGTTAGTGTCGAGGCAAGGGTAGGACGAACCCCGATGATTCCATCACCAAAATAGATGCGGGGACTACCAAACTTGTCGGACAAAAAGAAAACTTTACTAGTCCCATCAACACCGCTTATAATGTTGGTTGCTTTATCATATGTAGAAGAACCAACTACAACGCGAATAGTGGATGTGTCTACAGAAGAATTTTCAATGACAAATCCAGCATCACGGATGGTTGCGGTGACCGGGACACTATTTGTAAATTGCTTTCCTTCATAGATTGGGAATTCTGCAACAAACTTTCCAGCAGTATTCTTTGTGAAGTACACATCAGACAATGAACGGAATGTAAAAGACTTATTGTTCACGTTAGAACTAAAGACAGCAGAATCCGCCGGCATGGTAATAAACGTGGTTGACGTTGGCACACTTTCTGTCAATGTTACTCGCACGGTTGCAACAGCAGACCGTTTGCTAGTCACTTCGTAGCCTAAATCTTGCGCATTCATTACCGCAGATTGTCGCTTGCTAGAAGTTTCTAGATATGCTTCATTTGCGACCTGATTCAAGTAAAATGCATTCATGGTTGTGTTGTAACCAAGCAAACCAACCAATGTCGATAGAACAGACCCATCAAAATCGTAGTCAGTAAGTTCTGGCCTAGATTTCAACCACCCTTTAAGGTCAGCGGTAAGACTCGTATAGTCTGGTGATGCAATTGGCAAAGTATCCATTATCGGCGCTCCAGTGTGATTGAGACAACATCAATGTAGTCGGTTGTCTTTATTTTGTATGTAATATCAATCCCTAACTGATTAAGGTGTGATATTGGGTGCATTACAACATCAATAATGATTGCTCTTGGTTCATAGTAGGCAACTTGTGACAGAATATGGTCATGCAATCTACTTCCCAAATCATCATCATACAAGTCGAATAGATAAGATTCGATACCAACACCAAATTCGATATGATCGAAAAATCTTTCAGTCTGGTTTGTCAATATAATATTGCGGATAGACTGGCCTACTGCGGAAGAATCACTTACGGTTAGCAAATCTCCCGTAAGTGGGTGAGAACCACCTTTTATAGCAATATCACGAAACTTAAATTTTCTTAGTCCAGTCGTTTGTGTAGAAATGGTCTTTACAGGCCTAACAATTGGCGTAAACGTATCTACAACAATTGTCGGCAAATATGCCTGAATACTACCTACCGATGACGAATTGATAATTGAAGAAAAGTCGATTGCATTATTATGGGATGCCAAGAACTGACCGAATGAACTAGCATTCCTAATGCTATCAAATCCGATTACACCAAGCCTACGAATATCTCCTAGGCTACTTGTATTAGTAATAGAATCTAGTGAATATGTTTCATGTCTAGTTACAGTAACAGCATTCAGCAAAGATGTATTAGTTGCCGAACCAAATCTTACAACTATGGTTGCACCAAAAGGACTTACTACAGATGCGTTTGTTGCCGAACCAATATAAGAAGTCGTGCGAGTGCTAACCGAGCTAACGATAGATGTGTTAATTATGCTGTCAATTGCTATCGTTGGCATTAGTTATCCTATTCCGAGAATGGGTTATTCTCAGAGAAATTGATTAGACCATCTAAAACCCTATGGTTAATATTGGCTTGGTCATTTAGCATGGCATCATTATTTACAGGGCTAACATCAAGTCCATCTACATGGGGGCCGGGGTCAATCGACACGGTTCTGACAGTTCCTGATGTATTCCCCATGATTGGGTCTGTGTGGTTAAACTCGCCGCGAACTTTCATCACAGACAATTCATTACCTACAAACGACACAACCTCACCAGACCATCCAGAAAGCTGTCCAACCTGTTCTCCGATGACATAGGCACCTACCCCAGCATTAACCGTTATATCGGTCACTATGGCGTTATTTGTGTCGTATGCGTCGATTGTTGTATCACCAGTAGTAAACGATTCACCATTGAACTCGAAGTTCTTGACTTTAATCTGGTATGTATAGTTCTTGCCAATTTGGTAGAAGACGTGCTCTGGGTTTACATAGCTAATTTCAAACAATCGCATCCTTGCATCAATTGGTGACGGGAATGCAATAATGTCACCTTCCATTGGTCGGATGACTGAGGGGTACATTGTGGTAACTTCTTCTGCAAACCGTTTGATGGAGCACACAAGTGATGCGCTGTCCCGAATCTCTAGTCCAAACTTGGACATGAATGAACCATCGTCCTGCCAAGCATTCACATTTTCCAAGTACATCTCGATAGTTGCAACCCCATTGAATGCACTGATAGAATCTTCGCCAAGAAAGCTATCAAAGTTTGTCAAAGTCCTTGGTAGGTACTTGTGGTCGCGCCCTTTGATTTGAATTGATTCTATAATCAAGTCTTCGACCAGCGCCTGATCTTCGATGGGCGATACGTCATGGTCGGTAAAATATGAATTGACGGTCACGTAGTAATCCTTTATTGTGATTATTTAAGCCAACAAAAAAGGGGCCGAAGCCCCTTAAAATTCCACAAAGGGTAATGGAATAGTTATAGGCGGAAAATCTTATCTGCGCCGTTTGAGAATGTGATGGTAACGTCTGCACCAGATGTAGCAAATGGTACACCAACCCCGGAATCTAAGTAGGCGATTGGAATATCACCAGAATAAATTAGCATGGCATTTACGGTAGAACCAGAAGCAACCGCCAAGAATGTTGGGTCTGCCGCATCGAATACTCCATCTGCGGTAACAGAAATACCCGATAGGGTTACTGAGGTGCTCGCTTGGAAAGTTGCACCAATGCTGCCAGACACGCTTGTATGTGCAGCAGAATATGTGTAGGTGTTCTTTAGCAAAACTGCACTGACCGTAGCAGATGTAAGATTCAGGGCCGCTGTCAAAAATTCAGATTTTGCTTTTGGGTAAATTTGTGCCATTTTCTATGTCCTTAAAGAATAACTAACGTACCATCAACAGTTAGAGTGACACCCAATGGTACAACTGTATCTGCACCAACTGCACCAGTATTAGCATCAATTGTTACGGATGTATTTATAGTTCTGTTAAAGAGAGCAAGTGCCCCCAATGATGTGGTTTCGCCATTATTTACTCCAAGCCCTAGCCGATTCTTTACGGCATTGTGGTCATCTACGAATTTAGAGAATGTGTCGGTCAGTACCGTATTATCAATTTGTGCCATTTTGTTTTCCTAATATTTCTAAGATAGCATCCAATTTATTTTCCAAGGATGCCACCTTTTCTGATAATCTTTTCGTTTCGTTTCTTTGAGCCACAAACGATTCGTAAGAACTTACATCATTATTTACAATGCTACCACCTTCTGTTCTAGAAAACGATAGATTGTCTTTTACCTTTATCATGATTTTAGAGTAATAGTTCGTAGGGCTTTACACCGAGGGACAGTTGCCATATTGTCGGATTTCATTTCAATCTTGATTTGAATAACGAAAAAGTCTCCTGTTGGTGCAGATGGTACGAATTTATACTCGGTGAATTCATTATCACTAGAGGCATACCCTTGTGAACCAGATGCAGAGGCTAAAACCCAAGGTGAAGTCGCCACGTTATCCTGAGATACTCGGTAATACACATCAACGATTGCTCCAGCGGGTCGGTTCACATCCATATAGGTAATGAACTCACTTGCAGCATTCTTCAAGGTAATAGGCTTTTGCACATAGGTCGCCACGGATGGAACTGAAGTGCCGTTTACGCGATTAGCAATACAGACCACCCCAGTGCCATACAAGTCAATCACTGGGGACACATATGAATTTGATGTAGATAGGGTTGCCGAAACATTTAGCAATCCATCACCAGAAGCATTTGTGTGGCGCACAGAGTTAAACTTTGTCACAGACTTATTGATGGCGTTTACAGATGCCTGTTGTGTACCACCCTTTACCTTTGTGGAAATACCATAGCGCAATGCGGTTCCGGCAGGAATAACGTCATTGGCACTTAGCATAGCCTCACCAAACATTACGGATGCCGTTGCAGTAATATCGCCTCCAGTTGTGATGGTAGAAGTAGCAGCAGTTGTGGTCTGAATGGTGTATGAGTCGGTGTCGATGCGAGTTACCAACTTAGCAATACCAAACACTTCACCAAACGGAATCCCGGCGATTGTGCCAGAAGTCATTCCAGTCAACATCACAGAATCGGAAGAACCAAATCCATGATTATGATGCTTGACCGTTACTGTAGTAGAACCACTTACAAACGACAATGGGTTGTGTAATGATTCTTTGTATGGACTACCAACGTCCCATGATGGTACGACATTCGATAGGGTTACAACGCCACTCGACACGAAATCTGCGCGGTATAGTGTAAACTTAATATCAGAGGATTGTTCGGCGGTCCAAGTTCTATCATTCTGCGACCTGAACATACTACCTAGGTAGGTCTGCTTGGTGATATACTGTCCGGTTGCGTCTGTCGTATCAGTAGGTTGATATGCCTTAGCACCGAGAGTAGCAGTCCACAGTGTCAAAACTTCGGAATCTGTCTTAACAACGAATGCATATTCCTTATTTCCTTCTAGAAATACGGGTGTACTAAAAGCAAACTTTGTTGCAACCGAACCATTTTCGGATTGGTTGATACTAGATGCCTGCAAAGTTGCCTTCGCAATACTAGTCGATGTTGGGTAACCATTATCGACAGTACGAATATGAACAGTGACCGGAGAAGTGTTTACTGTGGCAGTAGTTCCGAAAAACAATTCGATAGCTGTAATGAATGCTCCTACAGAAGAATCAATTGAAAACGATTCCGCCAATGGGTCGTCACCAGCGCCATTATTGCGACTACCGGACCCACTAGAAGGAAATGTCCATTCATCCGCAACTACTACCGGAATAGCACCAACTGCGGTTCTTGTTGTAGTAACTGATCGAGTCTGTAGCAGGGTCTTTTGATAATTATTGTAGATTCCATTTGCGGAATATATGGCCTCCGCAAATGTCGCACCGATAGTAGTCGTCGTCGCATCGGTAATAAACAAAGAACGACGACCAACCCGGAAACGCAAAGCATCGGTTTCTGGAATTGAAAACTCAGCAACGAAACTACCAGAACCACTTGTTACAATAGCG